AAGCCGTTAGCCCGTCATCGAAGGCCGGGAAAGCAACCTCCGAGACCGCGCTGACGGCTTCCGAGCTCATATCTGCACCAGCGCCGGCAACGCCGGCAGTTCCACCCGGTGCTTGCCCGGAAGTTCCAAAGCCGAACCAGTTTGCGATCGTCCCGAGTATTCCGCCCGTCCCGACCGTCTCGTTCGCGCCAGTGCTCCCATAGCCGAAGAGGTCCTTGATAGCGGAGAGAATCCCGCCAGAATCTCCCGACACCGCCGACGTTCCACTGGTGAACCCGATGCCCTTGTTTTGCGACGAACCAAATGCACCAAGGGTCGGGAGCTGCTTACCATTTCCTTGGTCGCCGAGCCCGAGAGAATTGAGCAGCGGATTAACTATCGCGAGCTTGAAGGCGAGCTGCTCGAGCTGTTTGATAAAGTCGGCCGCATCCCCTTCCAACTGCTTGAAGATGCTCTCGCCGCCTTTCTTGCCGGCCTCCGTCATCATTGCGTCGAAGTCGGTCGCCTTGCCGATCAGGTCGCTGAAGTCCGACGAAAGCCCCTTCGTGAATTCCTCCATGCCCTTATCGGCGGCGACGCCGTCGATGAGTTGCTTCGCCGCGGCGGCGCGCTGTGCGTAGTCTTGCAGAGAGATAGCGCCGCTGACGTATTGCTGCTCGAGGATGCCGAGCGTGTCAGCGAGTTTGTTCTGTTTCTCAGTCAGGCCATCGGTCTCGTTCATAACCGTCGTGACCTGATCGCTGTATTTTTTCTGCGATTCAGCGAGTGCATCGGTGAGCTGTTTCTGCTCGGCCGCCGCCTTGGTGTTTATCGCATTGGCGGCCGCCGCATCGCGAACCGCATTGATTTCGGCCTGGGTCGCCGTTACATGGTCGCGCTGCGCAGCCTCGAGCAATTCGAGCTGAGCCTTGTCGGCCGCGTGCGCGGCCGTTACCTGCGCGACAGCCGCGGCGCCCTGCTGATAAGCAACCCTGAGCTGCGCCTGGTAGGCGGCGTCTTCCTGCTCAGTCTGCAAGAGCTTCTGATAGGTCTCCTGAAAGCTCTGGAGCTCCCTTGACCTTGTCGGATCGACAACCGCCGCTCCTGGCGGCTTCCGATCCGCAGATGCGCCGGCAGCTTGTGCCGGTCCACCTTCAGGGTTATTGCTCTCCATCCCCGCCATCGGATTCAGCAAAAAATCGAGCGGATGCGCCGCGGCGTAGACTACCGCCGTACCGATACTCACCTTGATCTTTTGCCACGCCGCGCTGACCCTTGTTTCGAGTTCCTCGGCGTCCTTGATCGTCTGATCTGAATACGCAGTTCCTTCCGCCTGCGCTTTCTTTTCAGCATCGACGAGGTCGAGCGTGCCGTTCTTGAGCGCATTGACGATCAGCGTCGCATCGCCCATCCGCGCTCCCGTAATAGTCATCACCTGGCCAAGCTGGGTCGTTGCGTTTTCGGCCAGGAAGATTTTGTTTGTCGCCAGGTCTTGAAGCGAATCCGCCGCCGAGCGAACACTGCCATCGGCATTCGTCGCCGCAAGGCCGAGGTCCGCAAACACCTTTGCCGGCGAGCTGGCCTGCGTCGCCATCATCTCGAGATTCTTCGACAGCTTCTCCATGACGCCGGCGAAACCCTCGGCTGGAACGCCGGCCTGTTGAGCCGCGTAGGCAAGCGCCTGGTAAGCCCCGGCGGATACCCCTAACGCTTCCGAGAGATGCCCGATGTGCGCCGCTGACTCGACCAGCGTCGCGCCAAAGTCTGCAACTCGCCGAAGAGCCTCAACGCTGACGACACCTTCGAAAGCCTGCTGTAGGCTTTGCATCGCCCCGCTGGTATCGCTGGATTGCTGCCTTATCGCGGCCAGATGATCGCTCGCCTCTTCCATCCCGGAGCGAAAGCTCGCGATATCGGCGCTGAGACTGACTACCAGGTCCGCAATATTAGCCATCGGCCAAAGTCCTCTCCCGCATGAGGTCGTTGATCTCGCTGAGTCGCTGCGCAAGCTTCTGACGGAGCTCGGCGACGAAAAGATTCGCTGCCTCTAGGCTGGCATTCGCCTCGCGCGGGAAGCTGCTCGCGATACCATTGGTGCGGGTTTCCGGGACGGATGAAGGGGCTGAGATACCCTCGACGGCCGCGCTCATCGCGGGATCGAGATTGTGGAGAACTCTCTCAGTGAGGCGCCTGACTATGGCGAGACGGCAACGCCTGAGCTCGTCCTCAGTAAGGATGGGACAGCCATCTTCGTCGACGATCAATCTCGAAAGGATTCTCGCATAGGGATGGTCGCCGAAATCATCTTCGCCCCGAAGCTCGTCTAGAGGGCGCAAAGTGTCGGGCGTTGGCTCTAAGAACAGAAGCCGTATGAATCCTCCCCACTCTGGAACTTCTACGATCTCGGCGCTGAGGTCCTCTATGGTCATGATCTCGGGCCCCGTCAGTAGCCTCGTCACCGCCATCCTAGCCATTGGAGGATTCCTCGGCGTCGGCGCCGGCATTCTTGGGGCTCACTGCGTCGTCAGACTTCAGCGTCATGCCGTTGATCTCGACACACTTTCGCCACAGCCGCGCGACGACCTCGGCATTCTTTGAGCCCAGCTCGCCGAGGTCCTCCTCGGAAAAGATCGGCGCGCCGGCGTCGTCGACGAGACACGCCGCAATCAGACGCAGCCGCGGGTCAAAGTCCTCGACTTCTTTTTTGAACATGCCCTGGGCCGCCGCGAAGGTGAGCTGAATAATTCGCACCTCGCCGCCCCACTCCGGTACGTCCACCGTCTCTGAGCGAAGATCCTCGATGGCATTAATTTCTTTTTTGGTAAGTAGCGCCATTCCCGTCCGCCTCCTCCCGAATTTTCGAAATAATTTCATTTTCCATTTCTGCCCCTTAATCCGCCCGCAGCCCTGCTCATCATGGTCGATATGCCATCCACCCAGGATGACGGCGAGCGATCCTTGCTCCATCCATGACTTTGCAGACGTCTGCAATCCGCTCCGCGATCGGGACGCCCCGACGGGGAGATTGGACCGCCGCCGCGAGGTGCGTCGATGGAACGCGCGCCGCGGCTGGGCGTCCCGGTCCCGCGAGCGGACGCGAATTTTGCAGACGTCTGCAAAACTCGTTCATCGAATCAGACCGGCCTTGCGGGCGTCCTTGAGCCAGCGCGCAGCGAAGCCTCGGTCTGGGTCTTTAAGGTCTGAACCCAGGTAAGGGAACGAAGCCGGCGGAAGGTAAACGCGAATTCCCTTTTCCTCGAGCGCGGCGCGAAATTCATACTCCGCAACCGCAGCCTGGACTAGAAGCACCAGCGGATCCGCGATCGCTTGTGCATGGGCTCGATATGAACGCTCGAGTTTCGAGCAAACCTCGCGAGAATATGCGTCGCGCACCTCCTCGAACTCCCTGGTTGCTATCTGTTCAGCGCAGTCGAGGACCCTTCGTCGCTTGTGGAACTCCTCGAGCGTTTCGTCCGGGGCGACGATAGCGTCATCGATCGTTCGGTTCTCAAGGAAAGCTCGCGCTTCGTCCTGGAGACTCAGCCGCCGAGGCACTTTCGACAAATGCAGAGAGATCTGTTTTTCGATCGCTGCTCTTTGCTGTTGGACCTCGACGAGCTTGTCGCGCTTGAGTTTGCAACGAGGTTCTTCGCTAACCGCTTTAACATCCGCCAATTCCATCACCACTCCTCCCACCCGTAACTTGCGCGCGGCTCTCGCCGTCCGCCCATCGGCCGGCGTTTCCGCGTTCCGTCAAAATCAATTCAACCTAGCGGCCGCTGTTGGATCTCCCTGAGACTTCCCTGGCGCCTGGTCGTCATCATCAGCGTCGAGAAAATCGAAAAGATTGGACTGGTTTGGCGCGCCGGCGCCCTTAACACGTGCCCTGGCGCTAGGCGTAAGGCCAAATTCCGATGCGAATTTATTCATAAGTTTCAGAGCATCATCGCGTATCTTGAAAAGCGGGTTCGGCCGCGAACCGCCGCGCGCCGTAGTAGTCGTCCAGGGCTCCGTCTTCAGACGCTCGTCGCTTTCGACGTAGGTTGCATAGGCGGAACAGTAACCAGCCATCGATGCGCGATCGGACGGCGTGATCATTCGGAGACCAACCTGCTCTTTCATGATTCGCCGATATTCCGCTTTCGCCAGGTCGTTCAAATGACCAGGCACAGGCCCGACCTTTTCGAGCACGTTCGGCCGAGGCTCGCCGTCGCGGCTGCGATGCCGCTTCCCCGGATCGCCTCGCAGCTCGTGAAGGCGCGAAGGCGTAGGTTTACGACCTCGCATCGCGCCTCGCTTGCACACTTTTTGTTAATTTAGCGCCAACCATGAACAAACATCCCAATTTCGCGACTAAG